GTTGGTAAATTTTTATTAGACAAAATTCCTAACGTTGTTGGCGCAATTGCAGGGGACACTCCTGTAGGCTCTGTAATACAAGCTATTATTGGCGGATCTGATATGTCGGATGCTGATAAAGAAATAGCTCTTGAAAAATTAAAAATGGAGCGTGCTGAAATAGATGGTACAACAAAAAGATGGGTGGCGGATGCTAGATCAGGCTCATGGCTTGCTTCTAATGTTCGTCCCCTCGTATTAGTATTTTTAACAGTAAGCTATGTAGCCGGATGGTATATGGGTTACCCTTTAGATTCTATAACTGGACTTTTAACAATTGTAATTGGTGGATATTTTGGAAGTCGTGGTGTGGAAAAAGTATTTGGAAACAACAAACATAAATAAAAAATGACCGATTTAAAAATATACGGTATTAACATTGCGGCATTAGTAACAAGCTCGCCAATGGTTTCGGGTATAAACCCGATGTTACAAACAATAGTTTTATTATTAACAATAGGGTACACCTGTATAAATATTTATCAAAAGCTTAAAAAATGAAATATTTTACTGAATCTGAATTTAATGAGTTTGAAAAAATGAATCCTGAACTTCTTGAAAAGCTAGATCAGCTAAGAGAAGCATATGGATACCCAATTAAATTAACATCTACTTATAGATCTCCTGATCATCCAATTGAAGCAAAGAAAGCTAAGCCAGGTGAGCACGCTTATGGTGCAGCTGTTGATATTGCCTGCGTAGGAGGAGAAGCAACCTTTAAATTAGTAAAAGCAGCTATTGAAGTTGGATTTACTAGAATAGGTATAAGTAGAAAAAATAACTTTGTTCATGTAGGCATAGGGTATGATGGTGCTCCGCCTATTACAATATGGACGTATTAAAAAAATTAAATGAAATTAATTAGAAAAATAAGCATTGGTACAGATTATAAAAATGAAGCAATGCATTACTCTGTAGGTCAAGAAGTTTATGGAGGACATAAAATATGTGATATACTAGAGGATAACGGAGGATACAAAATTTATATTACAAAAAACGAAGAGGTGCTGCCGTGGAAGTTTTTTAATTCAAACATGGCTGTATCAATAGAATACAATTTAGATTATTAAATGAAATCACTTTTTAATTATATTATATCTACTGAATCAAGGTACAACAATAAAATAAATGTTGACCAAAAAGAATTAATACTTAATACAGAAATTAGTGAACGTGACTATATGTTTGTTAATAGAATAGGTGTTGTTGTTAATGAGCCTGCGTATGGAGTAACTTCAAAGACCCCTAAAAAAGGAGATACTGTAATTGTTCATCATAATGTGTTTAGAAGATGGTTTGATGTTCGTGGAAATGAAAAAAATAGTGGTAGCTTTTTAAAAGAAAATCAGTATTTTGTAGCTCCAGATCAAATATTTGCTTTTAAAAGAAATGATAAATGGCATTGCCCAGATGATTATTGTTTTGTTAAGCCATTAACTAATAAAGATAAATGGGACTCTGAAACTGAACAAAAATTAAAAGGTGAGCTTGTGTATAGCAACAGTGAATTAAGTTCATTAGGGCTTTCTATTGGAGACGTGGTGGGGTTTACACCTGACTCAGAATATGAATTTGAAATAGAAGGTGACAAATTATATAGAATTTTATCTAATCAAGTTACAATAAATTATGGACAGGAGAAAACGAGTAATTGAAGCGGCTGAAAAAGCTTTAGTAGAACTTGAAAAAGTTATCAAACAGAATATAGATTTAGGTGAATTAGATCCAGAAAAAGCAAAAACAGCAGCTCAGGCAAAATGGGTAGCAATTGAAGACTCTTTAAAAATAATTGAAAAAATTGAAGAGCTAACAGAAAAAAAATCAGAAAGCAAAAAATCAGAAGCTTTTATGGGTGTTGAAAATAGAGTTAAATAATGTATAAACAAACTTTATATAAAATACACACAGAGCACTTATCTGATAAAAAGATAAAGAATCATAATAAACATAAAAAGTTTAAATATGGTTATAATGAAGATTTAGATTGTGTAATTATAAGCAAAGATGGCACGCTGGGTGATATATATGAAATTCAAGGTCTAAAGGTAGGAATACCTAAAACTCCAAATAAAATAGATGGTGAAGACCTTAAAAAAGAAGATCAAGTATTTAAGCAAGTATCCAAGCCCGCATCATTAAATAAAATAAGAAACTTAATTGATTTTAAAGAATATGCGGAAGATATTAAAGAGCAGTACTATACTTATATTGAAAATGAGTTTAATCACCGCTCTAATGGCTACTGGTTCATGTGCAACAATGAGCCTTGTTACATTACAGGATCGCACTATATATACCTCAACTGGACGAAAATTGACGTTGGAGCACCTGATTTTAGACAAGCCAACAGAATCTTTTATTACTTCTGGGAGGCTTGCAAGGCAGATAGAAGATCTTACGGAATGTGCTACCTTAAGAATAGACGGTCTGGGTTTAGCTTTATGGCATCCTCAGAAACTGTTAACTTGGCAACAATATCCAAAGACTCTAGGTTTGGCATCTTATCTAAGACTGGTGCAGATGCAAAAAAGATGTTCACAGATAAGGTGGTACCAATATCCATTAATTACCCGTTCTTTTTCAAACCAATACAGGACGGAATGGAAAGACCAAAGACAGAGTTATCCTACAAGATCCCGTCAAGAAGACTCACGAGAAATTCGATCAGGGAAAGTTATAATCAGGAGGAACATGGGCAGGGTCTCGACACAACAATCGACTGGAAGAACACAGGGGACAACTCGTACGACGGGGAGAAACTCCAACTCCTTGTACATGACGAATCGGGTAAATGGGAACGGCCGGACAATATACTCAACAACTGGAGGGTTACAAAAACGTGTCTTAGACTTGGAGCAAAAATAGTTGGTAAGTGCATGATGGGTTCAACATCTAATGCAATTGAAAAAGGTGGTGATAATTTTAAAAAATTATATTATAATTCAGATGTTACAAATAGAAACCGCAATGGCCAGACTGCAAGTGGATTATATTCTTTGTTCATACCTATGGAATGGGGATACGAAGGGTTTATTGACAAATTCGGGTATCCTGTCTTCGAAACTCCATCAGAACCGGTTGAAGGAATTGATGGCGAACAAATTTTTAATGGAGTCATCAATCATTGGAACAACGAGGTTGACGGTTTAAAAAACGACAGTGATGCTCTTAATGAATATTATAGACAATTTCCAAGATCTGAAAAGCACGCTTTTAGAGATGAAACTATAAATTCTTTATTTAATCTAACTAAAATATACGAGCAAATAGATTATAATGAAGAAATGACTTTAAAGGGTTATGTGACTAGAGGTTCTTTTTCTTGGAAAAATGGAATAAAAGATACAAAAGTTATATGGTCACCAAATAAAACAGGAAGATTTAATTTATCTTGGATACCTCCTGTTTCTTTACAAAACAATATAATTATAAAAAATGGTATTAAATTTCCTGGTAATGATGGTCTCGGGGCCTTTGGGTGTGATAGCTATGACATCAGCGGTACTGTTGGCGGTGGTGGGTCTAACGGTGCTCTTCATGGATTAACCACTTGGAGCATGGTAAGTGATGTGCCTAATAGTAAATTTTTTTTAGAATATATTGCTAGACCTCAAACTGCAGAAATATTTTTTGAAGATGTTTTAATGGCGTGTGTATTTTATGGAATGCCAATATTAGCAGAAAATAATAAACCTAGATTATTATATCATTTAAAACGTAGGGGTTATAGAGGATTTTCTATGAATCGTCCTGATAAAACAAAAATTAAATTATCTAAAACAGAATTAGAGTTGGGTGGAATACCCAATTCATCTGAAGACATTAGACAAGCGCATGCTGCAGCAATTGAAACATATATAGAATCCCACGTAGGCAATCTAGGAGAGTCTCACGGTAATATGTATTTTCAAAGAACCTTAGAAGACTGGGCTAGATTTGATATTTCAAAAAGAACAGCGCATGATGCTTCTATTAGCAGCGGACTTGCTATAATGGCTTGTCAAAAACATTTATACCGACCCGTCGGTGAAAGAAAAACAAAAAAACTTGATTTTGGATTTTCTAAATATACAAATTCAGGATTAAGAAGTCAGATAATAAAATAAATATGGCAAAAAATAAAGGACAAATAACACAGTTTCCGAGTCAAGCCGTCTCAGATGCAGTTAAAAAATCTAAGGATTATGGTTTATCTGTAGCTAGAGCGATTGAGCAAGACTGGTTTAACAAGGATAACGGGTCCGGAAGGTATTACCAAACACGTGATGAATATCACAGGTTAAGATTATACGCCAGGGGAGAGCAGTCAATAAGAAAGTACAAAGATGAATTTGCTATTAATGGTGATCTTTCTTATTTAAATCTTGATTGGAAACCAGTTCCTATTGTTCCTAAGTTTGTAGATATTGTTGTTAATGGAATGCAAGATAGGCTTTTTAGTATTAAAGCTTTTGCTCAAGATCCTATATCTACAGGTAAAAGAACAAAGTTTGTTAACAACATTCAAAGAGATTTAGCTGCAAAAAAAATATTAGCAGATATAGAAGCTGAATTAGGTGTTAATGCTCGTAATGTACCTGAAGAAGAGCTTCCTGCAAATACGGAAGAGCTAGAGCTTTTTATGCAATTAAACTACAAGCAAGGTATTGAAATTGCTCAGGAACAAGCTATAAACAATGTTTTTCTTTCAAATAAATATGATGAAATTAAAAGCAGAATTGATTATGATCTAGCTGTTATAGGTATTGGATGTGCTAAGCATTCTTTTAATAATACAGATGGTATTAAGCTTGATTATGTAGATCCCGCTAATTTAGTATGGTCATATACGGAAGATCCTAATTTTGCTGATTGTTATTATTTCGGTGAAGTAAAAAAAATAAAATTAAACGAATTAAAAAAGCAATTTCCATCTTTAACAGATGAAAAAATTGCAGAGTATACAAAAAAGGGTTCAAATTGGACAGACTATAATAATATAGGTAATACTAATGATAATGTTATAGATGACAATAACGTAGTTACAGTATTATATTTTAACTGGAAAACTTGGGAAAATAATGTATACAAAATAAAAGAAACATCTACAGGTGCTGAAAAAGCTATTCCTAAAGATGATTCTTTTGATCCACCCAAAGATAAAAGAACTAGATTTCAAAAAGTTGCACAAGCAAGAGAGGTAATATACGAAGGAGCTTTTATTTTAGGTACTACAGAATTATTAAAGTGGGAAAAGGCGACTAACATGATTCGACCATTATCTAATACAAACAAGGTAATGATGAATTATATCGCAAGTGCACCAAGGCTTTATAAAGGAAATATCAATTCCTTAGTATCTAAAATGGCACCTTATGCAGATTTAATACAGCTAACACATTTAAAATTACAGCAAGCAATACAAAGAATGACACCATCTGGTGTTTATTTAGATGCTGATGGTTTAGCTGAAATTGATTTAGGGAATGGCACAAGTTACAACCCACAAGAAGCGTTAAACATGTATTTCCAAACCGGTTCTATAATCGGGCGATCTCAAACTGTGGATGGTGAAATGAATCCTGGCAAAGTGCCTATTCAAGAACTACCTGGCGGCGGCGGTGGTCAAATACAAGTTTTAATAGGAGCATATAATCAGTACATACAAATGATGCGTGATGTTACTGGTTTAAATGAAGCAAGAGACGGATCTGATCCTGACCCAAAAGCTTTAGTAGGTGTTCAAAAACTGGCAGCTGCAAATAGTAATACAGCTACAAGACATATACTAACGAGTAGCATGTTTATTACAACTTCTTTAGCAGAAGCAATTTCTTTAAGATTTAAAGATGTATTAGAATTCCATCCATCAAAAGAAGCTTTTATAACTGCACTGGGTAGATTTACAGTTGGTTCTTTAGAAGAGCTAAAAGACTTGCATATGCATGATTTTGGTATATTCTTAGAATTAGAACCTGATCAAGAAGAAAAACAAATGCTAGAGGCTAATATACAAACAGCACTAGCACAAAAAAGTATATTTTTAGAAGATGCTATTGATATAAGAGAAATTAATAATACAAAATTAGCTAATCAACTTTTAAAATTTAGAAGAATTAAAAAGCAACAGGTTGATCAAACCCAAGCTCAAGCTGCTAGTGCAGCTCAAGCGGAGGCTCAAGGTCAAGCACAAATTGTTGTTGAACAAGCAAAAGCGCAAGCAGAACAAATTAAAACAGAATCTAAAATTCAAGTTTCTACAGCTGAAAATGAGCTTTCTATTAAAAAGATGGAAGTTGAGGCAAGAACAAAAAGAGAACTTATGCAATATGAGTTTGATTTAAATGTTAGATTAAAACAATTAGAGTTACAAGCGCAAAAAGAGCTTGTTGAAAAGCAAAGTGAAACTCAAAAAGAAATAGCTAACACAAAAGTTAGTGCGTCCAAAATAACTGGACCGCCTGATACAGGCAAACCAAAAAAGTCCTTTGAGTCTAAAGGCAATGATGTTTTAGGGGGGTTTGATTTATCAAGATTTGAACCTAGATAAAACTATTTAAATTATTTTATTATATACAATTATGGAAGAACAAGTTAAAGTTAATGTTGTAGAAGACAATACTCCTCCTACAACACCACAAGAAAAAGAAGCTGCTGTTTTAGAACAGGCTATTGAAGAGGGTTCTGTTGATGAATCGTATGGTCTTCAAGACGACGGCGTTTACAAAGTAAATTTAGATAAACCACCAACACTTAAAGAAGATGCCATTCAAGAGCAAGAAACAGAGAGCGTATCTGTGGGCGATGGAGCCGAAGATAGCCCGGAAGTGGACGAACAAGTACGGGAGCAAGATACAAAAGAAGAAAACGAAAAAGAAGAAGTAATTGATGATTCACCATTGCAATTAGTAAATGATGAACCACAAGAAGAAGAAAAACAAGAAGTACAGAAAGAAATCCAGCAAGAAACAAAACAGGAAGTAAAACAAGAAGAAACAAAAGTTGTTTTACCTGAAAATGTTGAAAAGCTGGTGCAATTCATGGAAGAAACTGGCGGAACGGTAGAAGATTATGTTAATCTTAATCGTGACATTTCTAAAATGGATAGCACAACTTTATTAAGAGAATATTATAAAAATACAAAACCTCATTTAGATGTAGATGATGTTGATTTTTTATTCAACAAAAACTTTGCATATGATGAAGAGACGGACGATCCGTCAGAAATTAAAGCTAAGCAATTAGCTTTTAAAGAAGAATTATATAATGCCCAAAATTATTTCAACAATAGTAGGGAAAAATACTATGCCGATCTTAAGTTAAGAAAGCAAGAAAGTGTTGCTCCTGAATATGCTGAAGCTATGGAGTATTATAATAATTCTAAGCAACAATCAGAAGAGTATAATAATCTTCAAAAAGAGTTTATTGAAAAAACAAATAAAGTTTTTAATGATAATTTCAAAGGTTTTGATTTTAAGGTCGGAGAAAACAAATACAGGTTTAAAGTAGATAACACTGAAAAAGTTAAACAATATCAATCAGATATTTCTAATTTTATTAATGAATTTTTAGGTGACGACGGTTCTGTAGCAGATGCTGCAGGATACCATAGAGCATTATTTGCTGCTAAAAATGCAGATAAGATTGCAAATCACTTTTATGAGCAAGGCCGTGCCGACGCCGTGAAAGAATCTGCCAAGCAAGCAAAGAATATTAATATGGACCCTCGCTCTGATAATTCAACTATAAAAACCGAATACGGAGATAAAATTAGAGTTGTATCTGGAAATTCATCTGATAAGTTGCGCATTAAATGGAATAAATAACACAACTTAAAATCAAACAAAATGGCTTTTACTGGTGGCATTCCTGCCGCATTACAACCAACCCAGTCTAAAACACTTTATGCTGGGAATTACATTGACTTCACCTCAGCGGCGCATGATCAATGGACACAACAATTTTTACCCGATGTATACGAAAAAGAAGTAGAGCGCTACGGAAATCGTTCAATCGGATCATTTTTAAGAATGGTATCTGCAGAGATGCCTTCAACTTCAGATCAAATTATCTGGACTGAGCAAGG